ATATTCTGCTTTTATGGACTGTAGTTCCGGTAGGTCATAATCGCCTTCTATAATAGACATACTATCATCTCCAGCCACTATGACATCGGCTTTAACGGGGCTTCCACCACGTAAAACTCGTCGATCACTTAGCGTTTTGAGAGATTCAACACTTATCCCACCATTGACTAATGAGTTTCCCAAGGATGTATCATTGTGTCCTGACTTAACCGTGCCATCCAGACGGTAAACTATAACATCGACACAGTGGTGCCGCGTATACTTACCATATCCTTTGACACGATAGCCACGATCAACGAACTCCTGGAAACCTCGATCGCCAATGACACTATAAAATCGACGTTTGAATTCGTGGTGTATTCTCTGTTGAGTAGCATCCCAATTTTTTCCATCGCATTCATCAATATGCGGGTCAACATAATCCAACAATACTTCAGTCACCCAATCACCCAATTCGGCTGCGTTCATACCTGTCGCAAAAGTCAAGTATATACCCGGGTAGATCTCCCTACGCCGGAATACTTTCCCATACACCTTTAACAAGCAATAGAACTCCGGGCCGTATTGGGCTTGTGTCGCATAATTATAATAATATTGAATGCAACGAGCTTTAGTGGGCGGCTTGTGATAAATCTCACGTTTGACCATGTTTTTAACTCGGTCTGGGAGTATATCATCAACTTTTTGTGATTGTTGGATTTGATCCCGTTTGGACTTGGGCCATTTATTGAGCCAATCATGCCACCAACGCGGAACAGCATCAAACGCCAGTCCCTGCGCTTCCCTGATTGCTCCAGCATAAGCCGCATAATTGAAATCACGAGTAGGAATAGGTTGTGCCACACCATGCCGATTGCACATAGCATTATGTGCATTACATCGACACTTGCGGCAAACATATGCCAATCGCGTCACAAGCCCCAAACAAGTAGCTCCTCGTTGATCTTCCAAATCGCAAGGAACACGTTGTAGAGGCATAATGCGACAGTTGATTCCACAGCGGCTTTCATCACCATAGCCCAAGCAGACGGTGTCAGTCGTTAGACTAACAAATTCATTGACACCATCAACCAATAACAAAGGATCGAATGTACCCGTTTTAAGATGCCCGAAGCGATCACATGCTCCGGCGCGCAACCTTCCCTAACCCATTGGGTGCACCACAGGTACACCGTAACCCATACGCATCTGACGTATCGCTTGTCTAAACCGAAGACGCGTACGGGTCAAAACAATCGCCACACTCAACGCTAATAGCAAATTTTGATAAAACAAACTCCAATACACCAGTCCCACAGCGCTGATTGCATACCAATGCATTTTCAACGCCATGGGTCTGGCGCAAACACGGTAGTTGTCCGGTTCATCGCCACACTTCATATCACCAACAGGAACGTAGTGATGAAACCAGCCACCACAACAAAAGTATAACACTACCAACGTGGTGAACAAACACAACCACCAAGGGAATGTCGGTTCAACAAAATTGCGCGCAGCGTTGCGAACCTCCATCTCCAATATATCGCGAGACAGTATTTCCCGAACTTCTTCGACATTCGCTCGTTCGCGAGTTAGCAGATAACCAGCATATCGTACCGGCACACCGAACCGGTGAACAACACCGGCGACAACACGATATACATCACCCGCTGTGCTCGCCAAAAGCAAACGTGCACTCATACGTGCCAATCCATCCGCTGGCACAGGTTCAGGCACAGCTTGCGAAATTTGGACTCCAACACCACTACCTGGGTTGGCCAAACCAGCAGTAATGGGCGCACCGATCACCGGTAAAGGGCGCAATTGCGCGTTCGCTGGTGGTCCTCGCAAATTTGGAGCACCTTGATCAACCAAAGGGGCCAACAACGGGGCTTGGGGCGGCACAACCATCACAGGCGTA